TTAAGTTCCTCAATCTCTCCTGGTTTTAATTCATCATAGAAGTGGTCGATAATCTTTCCTACTGACCAATACTCTTCTATCACTATTGCAGAAGAATCTACTATATCATTTGAGTCCCCAGAATTCAAAGTAAATACTTTCTTTGGGTCAAGCTTCATAGCCTCTACTGTTCCACCTACAATATCAAACATTAATAATTCTTCTCCAAGAACAAGTTTATCAAGCATACATTCATTAAACTTCTGCTCCAACTTCACTTTCTTTTCATAGTACTTAAGAATTTTAGTAGCACGAACTTCCTTTGCATCTTTCCAAGTATATTTAAAATACAGGTCTAAATCCTTAAGCTTTTTAGTTAATTCTTCTTCACTAATAGATTTATCCTTAAGAAGTTTAGTTACCTTATCGTTTATTAATTTCTTTTTCTCTTCTTGTTTAGCAGAGATACTGGCAGAATCAGTAACCATAACAGACCAACTAAACGGCTCTTTGGTAGCTTCCCCAAGAAGTAATTCTATCTTAGAGCGCATAATAGGACGGTGCTGTATTTTCTTCGGCACATAAGCATTTAATGCTCCGGCAGAAGAAACTGTAGCAAGCATATCTGCCATGTTTAATTTCCCATCATATAAATCAGAATTTATATATTTTTCTGCCATAGAATTTCTAACATTATCATTAGTATGATAAGAAATACCTCTATCAAATGCATCTAAATTCTCTTTACGCCAAGTTAAGTTTTTAGCCTTAAAGCGCTTCTTCTGTTGAGGCTGCTTAAATGAAGTCATAGTAAAAAGTTTAAGGTTCTTATATATACTACGTATATATATGAAACTGTGATTAAAAAGTGAATTCGTCTTCAAAGACAAGCTCATCGTTATCGAAGAACTTATCAGTATTATAGTCTTCATCCTGCTCTGCAGGGTTACTTCGCATTCTATCTATTATTTTTCTTTTCTCCTCACGTAATATGAATAACATTATACCGGCAGATATTCTATCAAAGTTACCTAATATGTTCCAGGAAGTCGCTTCACGGACATACCCAAGAGATCTAATATGTTTATAGTTTAAATCATCATAATATTCATTCCTTTCAAGCATCCAGTCAGCTTGTAATCTTCTTCCCCAAATATTTATTGGGCCAGTTGGAGGAGTACCCTTTTTCTTATTTCCATATCTTTCCTTTATACTGACATAATCCATATCTTGAAGTATTTCTGGTATATCAGCTAAATAACGTAACATTCCTTTTCTATCAAAATAAGAGAACATACCTTTAAGTTTATTCTCATAGTTTAATTCTGCATTATAAAATATAGCTAACTTAAGTGCTATCTCAAAATTCTGATTAGCTGTTCTATATCTTCCAGTCCATTCAGCTACTATAGTATCAGTAAATAAATCTAATATAAATATAGAGAATAACGATGAACCAAATTCATCATCTACAGGGTCAACACCTCCGATATATCTACCACGTATAACTACACCATTAACCAATTTAGGCATTTCAAATATTTCAATAGCACCTTTAGTATCAGCTTTACGAATAGGATATTCACGAAGAGGAACTTTTGTAAAGTCTGGTTTAAACTCTACGGTATTAACACCAGTCATTATTAAATCGCCTATATAATGCTTAGCTACAAAGGAATCAGTAGCAGGAGCTACAGAGGCTAAATAGTTCTTAAGTTCTTCTACAGGAAATATAGTTCCTTCAGTACGCATGATAGCTTCTTGTGGAGTAATGGCCTCTTCAGCAATAGCCTGAGCAAGGTCTTCAGAGTCTACACCACTATATTTAATCTGTAATCTTCCTTGTATAATTTCTTCAAGAGCTTTAATAACATCTGAATTCCCATCTTTATCATAACAGTCAGCTCTATTTAGATAGTCAGGAACAAAGAAACCACAGAACTGTTTATTAATATTTTTATCATATACATTACTTACAGCATGTACACGATAAGCTTTAGGTTTATAGAACAGAGCTTCAAGGCCCTCAAAGTTAGCTCCTTTTTCACCACCAGTACCAAAGGCTACCATAAAACCGAATACACGGTTTCCATCCTCTAGAGATTTCTGTGCGATACGCCATGACTTAAGGATGTTAGGGAATATACCTGCTTCCTCCCAGATGATTAGCATACCACGCTTTCCCCTACTCTTACCAGGGTTATTCTTCATGGTTACACCAATTACAGAAGAAAGCATTCCATACTCTACAGGGTCTCCGGGTTTCTTATATCCAGCTTTCTTCTCCATCATAGAGTCCTTAAGCCTTAACTTTTTAGCAAAACCTATGTGCTTATTAGCAAAGTCAAGATAATCCCATGCCTTATTTAATACTCCATCAGTATCAAGATATTCTGTATCTCCGGCAAAAGCATAAGATTTACTCTTACCATATAACTGATAATTACGAATTAACATTGAAGCGGCTTTGAAACTGTAGCCTTTACCACGAGCTTTTAATACTGAACCATATTCTCCTCTTGATTCTGCCTGCTCTATATAATGAAAATAGAGGTAATCTCCATCCCAAAAATCAGGAAACCCCTCTACTCTTTCTGCCCGTACTGAACCATCTTTAGTTCTATCTCCTATTATCTCTGACTTCATAATGGGAGAGTAATTTAGATAATAGTAATGATACCCTGTTATCCATTCACCATCAGCTTTCCTTACATATCCATATTTACATCTTCTCTTCTCTTCATCCCAGAATTTTCTATAGGGACTATTAATATCTCTGGAGGGATAAGCTTCGGTATATTTTCCTGTCTTCTTGAATCTGTCTCCTGCTTTAGTGAAGTAAGACATGTTTTCAAGAATATGAGGATTTGTAATATCTACTATTAATTTACCTTTAGAATCTTTTGTTACATTTTTGGAACGGGGCCTGTGGGGAGATAACATATTTTGTAAAAGGGTTATACTGTTTACAAATTCCTGTAAATCAGCTAAACCTTCTGAACCCTCTTTAAAAGTTGTAGTTATGTCCATATTTGGTTTTGTTATAACTACAAAGTTACATAATTTTTTTAACTTGTACTATCCATCTTCATACAAGCTCTTTTCACCTGAACCTACAACACCTTCAGCTAATTTCTCTTCTCTCTTAACAAATTTCTCAAGAGCTTCTAAACTTTGTAGCATATCCGGTAATTTAGAAGTAATCTCTGCAAGCTCTTTAATTTCTTTTAAACCTGATACTTCTAAAGTTTCTATAACGTCAATGGATTTGCTTATAGAAGAATTTACTGCACGTACAAGTTTTATCTTTACTGTATCTTGATTGTCAGAATAAAATTGTATAGCCTGACGTGTAATATCATCTATCTTTAATTTCCTATTCAGATAAACATTATTTTTAATCTTAGTAATTCTAACCTCCAAGTCTTTTTCAGATAAGAAATTACTTCTGTAGTCAGCAGCAAAATATACAAGCCCGAGTTCTACTGCTGCAATTCCCGGTTCTTGGTACTTATCTCTTATCGCTTGAAATTTTTCAAACAACCAAGCTTGAGGAAGTATTTCTACCTCCCCATCTTCGTTTACGCTAAACAGGTTTCTCATTTTTCTTCTCTTTCTTATCTGCTAAATACACCCATTTTAATTCTCTTGTGGACATGAATAGATAAGGTTCTCCATCTATTAGCTCAATTGGAACTTGTACTTCCCTTTTGTCTGGGCCAACATCATATTTCGGTGCACTAAGCTTTACTTTAAATCTTTCAGGCGCTATTTCTACTTTATCTCCAACTTTAACTCCTGCACCCGGGCCTACAGCTACTACAATTTGTATAGTCTTAATATTCCCAGAAGAGTCTGGTAAAATTAAACCGCTCTCAGTAACAGTTTGTCTATGTACTGTTGTTAATATTTGGTCGAAAAATAGTTTTACATTAGGAATCTTAACTTCCTTATTTTTCTTCTCTTGATTTCTGATTTCCAAAGCCTTAGCTATTGGAATTGTCTTGGTTTTTGTCTTTGCCATCTTTTTTCTTTTTATATAATCTATGTAACTTTCCATATTTATTTAGTAATCTACCAGCTCCCGGAAGAGTAATATTATTTGCTATCTCCATCCTCTTCTTTGTATTCCAGGGAATCATATTATCTTTAGTCATTAAATCATAAATGAAAGAATAAAAATGACTATATACTCTCCAGACTAAATCAGCACTAATATCTAACTCTTCTGCAGTCTCTTTTATAAGTTTCATAAGGACAGTATCCCCATTAGCTTCCTTCTTTGTGAACTTCGGGTTTAAGTCTTTCTTGAACATAAAACGATATACTAACTGTTAAATCTCACTTGTTATTTTCTATGTTAGGAACTAAAACCTTATTTAAAGTCCTATCCTCTTTATGTACCCCTTTCTTCTTGAAGGTAGTAAGGTAATTACGAAATACTTGAGGAGTTAACTCAAGTCTCTTCATAATATCTTCTCTATTATCTGTATCTAAATAGAGTTTATCAGCAGCTTTAGCATTTTCATAAATATCAAGAGCCTTAAAATAAGCCATAATAAGTTCAACAGCTAAGTCAAGTTCCCTATCTGATAATTTATGGAATCTGTATAATAAGCTAAGGTAAACGGTAATAGCTTTTTTCTTAGTTTCTAATGTTAGGTTTATAGTCATTCCGGTCTTGTTAAATACATTGGGTCAACTTCATAGTAATTAACTCCTAATTCTGATATAATACCTGAAGACTTCAGCTCTACTAATCCATTAGAAAAGGTTTGCTTAGTCATGTTCAAAGATTGCAGTACTTGTTTACGTCTGTGAGAACTGAGGTCTATGGTATTATCTACTTCAAGATATTGTAACATTCCAAACATAACATTCCTTGCTTTCGGGGTCAGCCGTGTGAAAGGAATTATGTTTTCTATATAGAGTTTAATAAAAGGTCTATTATCCATTGTCTAAAAGTTTATACAAATATACTCAAATTATTTCAGGAACAAAGTTTTTTGAGTATCTTTACTCCATGAAAAGAGTAATAAGGTATCTTGAAAAAGTGTTTATAAGTAGCTACAGGGATGCATTACCCGAGCCTAATATAATAAATCCTATCAGTAAGAGAGGTAAGACTGCAATATGGATAAAATATAAAGAGTGGAAGAAAGGAGTAAGAGGTAATCCTACTAAAAAGAAATAGCCCCACGAACAACAGGGCTATTTTTAAATCAATATATGGGGCACAAAAAAGATGTGAGTACAAATATAGGAATTTTAATTTAAACTTAGTAATTTTACAGAAACTTATCCGACCTTCGCCTTAAGATAAGATAAAATATTTAAGATAAAGCCATTAACGTGGGATAGGAGCGAAGGCCTTGAACATGTTGGTGGCTTTTCAATTTTAAATATTATGAATGGTTATTACGACATTATTTACTCTTTAGAGAGCAGGATTAATTACCTAGAAGGGTTAATCGGTATAGGTGGAAGCAGTATTATACAAAATACTCCTATAGATAAAAGCTTAAAAGAACTACAAGTAGAATATGCTCTTGACCCTAAAAAATTTAACTTCTTTGGGTATATAGGACTTACTCTTAATGACAGCCTAAATCAGAAAATACTTAAAGAGCTTATGATGATGCCAATAGAAGGCACATACTCAAGCTTTGACCACGGACGTATTCTTTATGTAGTATTAAAGCTATCAGAATTATCTAAAGGAAAACCAGTTAAAATATCAGTAGGAAGTATAGCTACTATAGTACTATTAAAAGATAGTATAGCTAATAAAATCCTAAAAGAGCTGGAAGGTTTAGGTTATATAAAAATAGTAAGGTCTAATCATGGTGCTCATAGTTACCTATTCAATCTTAAATCTATATAATGAGTCAGCTACAAGAGTACTTCGACCTATACGATGCCAGTGCTGTAACAAAAGGTGACTACTTCAAGAAGAAAAAGAGAACACGTCACCACTTAAACGCAGCTATTACAAGAGAAAAAAATAAAACAATAGTACTTGGTACTCTTATGCTGATAAT